TAGCTGCAGGGATTGTCTAAAGCGGCGGGTGCAGCCGCAGGAACTTGAGGAACTAAGGGGCTAGGAGCAATGGGCATTGGGGGGGCGATAGGAGCCGGCGCCCCCGCCCCAGGCATCGGGGGTGGCATTGCGGCCTGTTCAAGCGCCACGCATTGCTTAAAGAAGTTACGCAGCAGGTTGGCTTTCTTCTCTTCCAGGTTCGCCGCCAGGTAGAGGTTGATGTACTGCGTGCAAAGCTGCTTCGCGAGCGGGATATCCATGAAGGGATCGGGCGGGTTGTACTTCCCGTTCTCCACAATCGCGTCGAGGTATTTGAAGATCCGCTCTTCCCCGGCATTGTCGAGGCGTTCGTTCTGCTCAAGGTCCGGGTAACGCATGAGTCGGCGGCCTTCTTTAATCGAAAGCATGCCGGCCTGAATGTGCTCAGCCACGGTAGCCATTCTTCCCGCCGGGTCACGCGGCAAAGAGCTTTCCGTAAAGCACTGAATCACGAACGGGTCTTTTAGGAACTTCATGGCAGGAAGGTTGATTTCCTTCGTTCCATCTTTGTTGGGGTAAACGGTTTGGTATTTCCCGTCACGCTCCGCAATCTCCATGGCGGTATCCGCGATGAGATAGGCGAGGTCTACAAAGACGTTGGAGTATTTCTTTGCTACGGTAGCCATGCGGTCTGTGCTGATGTCGTCGTAAGCACGAATAGCCGCGCCTGCATTCAAGCCTTGAGGCTTTTGGGAGGTCGCTTGCATCATGCTGACGCCGCATTGCTGGAAACCGTACTGGATGAGCTTGTCTCGTTCCTGGTAAAGCTCAGGAGCGTTACACGGAGCAACCTCGTAGCTGGGCTTAGTTCCGCTATACGTGCAGATAACGCCGAGCTGGTTGTTTATGGCCGTCTTGGTAACCTTCGCGTTCTGCTCAATAAATACCCTAGGAACACCCACGAGGGTGATAGCCTGCGCAATCGTATACAGGATGCGGTTAAGCGTGAGCTGCGTTCCAAAGAGCTGGGTCGCGAGACCCTGGCCGAAAAACCCTAAGTAGGGATCGGAGTAATTGAAGAACACGAAGGGGAACTTGGGCTTGTTCCACTCTTCATCAAAGATAATTCCGTTCACGGTCGCCAAGGTATGGCGCCCCGGGACATAGCCCGGCGCCTCAGGGTCAGGGCCACTGGGTAGCTTCCAGCCCTCCACAACCATGATCTGATCCGCCGTTGTGCGGCCACTGTCCGGGGCATTGTCTGGGTAACTTTGCGGCGTGCCCTCAATGACCTTCTCGGCTTTCTTGGGGCTGTTTGCCAAAAGCTTGTCACGGTCCATCAGCTTGATTTGGATAAGCTGCTGGGGCTCGCCGTTAATCGCGTCGTTATCGTCCACGAAGAGGTCGGTGATCATCACGCGATCTACCGCAACCTTACCGTCTTCGCCTTCGTACACCTTCAGGGCGCCAGTGCCCATTACGATGCCGTCACGGAGCATCTTAACGGCCTTCTCGTAAGCCTTGGTCTGATAGAACTCACCGAGAATGAATTGGTTCAGCTGTTGCGCTAAGTGTCTCTGCTTGTAATCCGCGCCATCAGTCAGGAACTTAGGCTCGGGGCGGTCCTGGCCCAGTCTAGAGACCAGCGTATCCGTGCAAGCCTGGATGAGGTTAAAGGTCGGGCGGTCCTCTGGGAGGGTCCGCGTCCTGTTCATCTGCGAGACGTTAGAGCCAGCGTAGGAGTAAACAGAAAGACCACAGTACAGCCGAACATTCGCGGCAAGCTGGCGCGCACGGTATGTCTGCGTTTGTTTTAAAAACGCCGCCGTCCCAGTCAATTCGGCAGAAAGTTGTTCCTTGTTCTCTGCAAGCCACCACTGCTTAAGCTCCCCTCTGCCAGACAAGTCGCCCTTGGGCTTTGTCTGCATAATTATCTTCTGAGGCTGCGCCTTGGGTGGTTTGACCTTCACTGCGCTTCCCTCATGGCCTCAAGGGGATCTGGAGCACTCGACCAATAGGCAAGCTCTTCAGGAGAGGGGACGGGCTTCAGCTGCAGTTCAGGAGGAAGGGCGCTTACTTCCTGGCTAGGAATGTCGCCGAACTTCACCTTAATGCTGCCAATCTCAATGGATTCAACGCCGTTGTCGCGGCAGACCTTGAGGATGCTTTTCAGCTCTGAAGCCTTAGGCAGTTCCACTTACGCGGGCCTCGGCATGCGGTCTTTTTTCTTACGGCTAGAGAGGATTTTGGACACTACGTCCTGGTCTTCGTCTTCCAGCTCTTCATTCCCGATCTCGTTACCGGGGCCAGAGCTATCCTCAAGACCGCCAGTAAGAACGAGTTCGTCGAACTCATTAGGCATCGAATCAGCAATCGGGGGCGTTTCGTTCGCTACCATGCCGCCCTTGGAGTAGTGGCGGTCCATGATCTTGCCCACCATGTCGAGGGCCTTGTGCTCAATCTCCCCGCCTTTAGCGAAGCCCATCATGCCCTTAGCTTTGTCCTGAATGCCCAGGGGGTCGCCGCCCATGGGATCGGCGCCAGGCGTAAGCAGGGCTTCAGCATCATCAGCCTCAGCACCGCCGCCAAACGCATAGTTCTTCTTGCACCGCTTTTTGGTGCCGTAAGCAGTGGCGAAGCTCATGCAACACCCGAAGAGATGGCGATCTGCGACTTAATTACGTTCAGGCCCTGGTCAACATCAGCGGCCGAGCTGGTCACCACGCTAATCGTGTCGCTATCCGCATCGCACACCACAACAACCTTGGCGCCATCAGCACCAGCGGGGCCCGTGTACTTGGTGGAGCTATTCACCTTCACCACGGTAACCACTTCCGAGTTAGCCGCAGCGCCATCGCTAAGGTTAGGAAGCTGGTTCTTCACGTCCACCACGTAGGGGCCGGCAGCGCCAGGGGCTACAGTATAGGTTCCAAGTCCGCCTTGGGTTCCGCTTTGGTTAAACATTCACGCTCCTTGTTGAATCGTGCAGGTGGTTTTTACGTTGTTAGGAACAGCGTCAATGTCCTCAGCAGAGGTCATGACGACCGTAATCACATCAGCCGCCGCGAAGAGGGCTGAGTATTTGAATTGGATGGCGCCTTGAGTGGGCGTGAAGGTAGGCGCCGTGTATTGATCTACGCCGCCCTTCTTTACCTTGATCACCACGCCAGAGGGGGGAACCTCAGTGGAGGTTACTTTGATGGAGTAAATCCCATCTCCACCGCTCGGAACCGTATAGGTCCAGGTTTGCAGGCCCTCGAGCACGAACGGCTGGTTTACAATAAGAGTGTTAGCCAAGGTGCGGGCCCTCCTCATGGGGTTCCAGTTCACTCAATTCGAACGCGGCGCGGAAAGCAGCAGCGGCGGCCTTATGGTCTTTTGCAGCCAGGGCGTTGCCGAGCTCTTCCATGCAGGCCTCAAGGCCATCAAACTCGGATTCTTCATCCGGTTTACGCTTCTCAATATCGAGGGGGCCGGAGATGGATGCTTCTTTAGAGTTCTTCAGATAAGGAATCATCAATTGATTCCGGAATGCTGCTTAGGAGAAGGGGGGCTGTTCTGCCCAGCCTCCTTGCGTTTCATCCAGCATTCTTTCGCGTTCCCGCTCCCAGTCGATGCGGTTCTGCTCCTCGTACCAGCCCTTAGAGCCGATGGGATGCTTAGCCACAATGGGGTCAGTGATGGCGGGCCTCGACATCAGGCCATAGCGAACCATGTCATAGGGGTCATCGCCGCTTAGCGGATCTCCCTCCGTGGCATCAACCTTCAGAACGTCTTCTACATCGTCCTCATCGTGGATCATTCGACCCAAGCAATCGAAGGTGATGGGGCAGGTGTTGAAGATGTAGAACCTGGGCCTGTTATTGGGCTTTCCCTGCCAGGCTAGGTAGCTTCGAAGGTGAGCTGCGCCGGCTTTGCGGTCGATTACGGCAGGCTTTAGGTGCAGCCCATGAGAGGCAAACTCTTCTGCGATTGTGGGAGGGTCAGGCTGGTCAGACTTGATTAGGTTTGTGCGCTTCGCCCAGCAGTCGTGACCGGCGACTATGGGATAAAGTAATTTGCTGTCATCGTATTTGAGTAATTCTGCAGCAAATTGATCAACACGAAGTCCAGCTCGTACAAGCTCACGATAAAGATAAGTATTGCCGTCTTCGTCGTTAGCGAACCAGCCGAACGCAGCAGGGTGATTGAACCCAAAGTCATAAGCGCCAAACCGATTCCAGTGTGGTGGGATTCCAAAAGGCTTGATGAAATGTACATCTCTACTTATCTCCTGAAAGAACTGGCCGGCGAAGATATCCCAATCGCCATCTAGGTAGGCTTTCCTTAGAGCCTGATTTGGATTCGCCTCAAGCTTGTGAACGTAATCGGGGTCATTCTGCATGAGGGCTGCGTTGTCATAAACCTTCGCTTGGATGAAGTCGTAGTCACTGGGCCGCTCATTCTTGTGGAAACGGCGTTCAACAAAGAGACGCTTAAGCCAACCGTGGCCAATGCCTCCGGGGTTGCCCGTGAGTAGGCACCTCGCCTTAATGCCTGGCTTAGCAGTTCGGTTAGATCCGTGTAGTTTGCGGAAGAGGGCTTCTTCCCACTGCCCTGCTTCTTCGATTCCCAAGTCATCGTATTCCGCCCCCTGGTACCTATCTAAGTCCTTATCATTCTCCGCATACCGGAAGTACATCGTGCTGCCGTTGGGCAGGCTCAGCGTCTTTTTAGAATCGTTATAGTAGGGCCTGAGGCTCGGATGATCTCGGAACAAGGGCTCAATGTGGTTGGCCTCTAGTTCTGGATAGGTTTTACGAAAGATTCCGCACGTTGTGCCTGGGTATTTAAAGCGGCGGATTAAGAACACATCCCGCATGCCGCGAGACTTACCGCCGCCCTTTGCGCCGCCATAAAAGAGAATAGGAACTCTCTCCATGGCCTCGAGCAGCTGCTTTTGCTTAGGCTGGAGGGCGAAGCGGAGCTCTATCATTTACGGGTTATTGCCTCTGCTAAAACCCGAAGAGCCGCACATTTTTCCTGCTTGGCCTCTTCTTGCTTAATAGTCGCGTCAGCCTTTCCTTTATTTATGCTTCTTTGTCTTCGATCAG